AACCGGACGCACCGCCGCCGCCACCACCAACAGTAAGAGTGTAATTTGAAGACAGGCTAAAATTAGCTGTGCCTGTGAGCAGGCCGCCAGCACCACCACCGCCACCGTCAGGGAAACCCGCAGAGTTTCCCCCACCACCACCACCACCACCCGCAACAATCAGATAAGTAATTGAAACCTGTGGATAATTGATCGTGCCATTCCAGTTGATGATATAGCCAAGATCGCTGGTTTTGCTGTAGATGATCCCATCTTTTGTATTGATCGCAATCTCGCCGTTTGTCAGATTACCAGCGACCGGAGCCGCCCCGGCAGTTTCGTTGTTTTTCAGGACGATTGTGCCGTTAAACGTGGGCATTAATAACTGCCCCCGTTCAAGGTATCACCATTGGTAAAACCAGCCGCCGGGATGCTTGCCGACAGTGTGCCGTTAGATATGGTCAGGTTCGATCCTACTTTGATCGCTCCGAGCGTTGTATTTGTTGCTGTCGGGATCGTCCCGCCAATGTTGGCATAAGTGAAATTGGCACTTGGCAGGTAAACAGTCAGATTGGCGGGCGTTACATAGCGTCCATCGCCCCGGCCTTGCGTCAGGATTGAATCACTTTCCCAGACGGTGACGTTTGACAGCGTGGCATTATTGGCAATGATTGCCAGGCTGCCCTTATCCAGCACGCATTCAGAATAGAGCGTGCCGTTGTCGTTACTGCTGTAGAGGCCGACTTTCTGCCCGATTTCATAAGCTTCCAGTGCGCCGTTTGCACCGGTGGGAAAGCACGCAACGAAGTATTCAAGGCCGCCATAACAATGAATGCCGTTGCCGGTGAAATTGGCGTCGCTGGTCGCGTCAAAGATCAAACCTTTGTGTTTTAATGCGGAAAATGGCATTAATTACGCCTCGTTATCGGCTCGTAACGCTGGTCGCAGGTTGATCGTGTCATTAATTCATTTGGCCCTGGTGGCGAATTGTTTACCCCAAATGTCACGCCAAAGAAAAGGATGCCGGTAACACCAACCTCCATAAATGAGAAGGTTGTCTGATCTTCGTAGTACAGGGTTGAACCGCTGGCCGCCGCTCCAAATATTGCCTGGCTTACCAGCGTTCCGTTTGCATGTTTGTTTGTAGAAATAAGCTGCGCGGAAACAGGACTCAGGTCGATCTCAGATTGACTTAGCCCTCTAGCTACTGTCGTATCGAACGCACGAGATAAAAAGACGCTGCCAGCGGCTGGATAGCCGTAAGTCATGCCGATTGCAAATTCATATTCAGTGGTAGCAAGATTGTTTGTTTTACTGATGCCATAGATTGTGCGTTTATTAAGTGTTCCATTGCCACTTGCAAGCTGATAAACCTGCCCTGCTATCGTCGCGTTGCCGCTGACGATGTTGGCATTCAGCGGAAAATACAGCGAATTGCCGACCGCCGAAACATCATTCGCCGTTAGCGTGACATTCCCCGTTCGATTATTGAACGTACTGACACCGCCCGCTTGAGCCGACAGCAGCCCATTTGCGTTGATCGTCAGATTATCGCCAACGATAATGCCGCCCAATGTGTTTGCGGTGGCAGGTGGCAGAACATAGCTGTTGCCGGTCGTCTGCACGACCACCGTATTATTCGGCTGTTGCCGCACAAGCACCTGATTGCTTGATGCCTGAATCGTCAGGCTGGTGCTATTGGCTTGTCTGACAATAATATCAGCCATTATCGCGTGACTTCCGGGGTGACTGTGAGCGTGCCATATAGCAGCCGATCAACCGTGGTGTCAGGCTTGACCAGTTCAAGATCGTAAACATAACTGCCCGCTGTCAGATTAGCCGTTTGGGCGGCTGTCTGCTGCAAGGTAAAAGTCCCATTGGCGGCTGATGTGATCGTGATATTTCCGTTGGTGGTTGACAGGTCAAGTGTCGTATTAGCAGTGTATGCCGATCTGGCCTGCATACGGATTGTGTAGCCGGATAGGCTGATATTAGTGCCGTTAGCAGTTTGATATTGGATGGACTGCGACCAGGTGGCCCCTTGCTCGATTGTCAGATTGCAATTACCGGCAGGCATTATTCAGCCTCACCTTCTGCAACATCTTCTGCCGCTTCGGCTGGCGTGTCTTCTGACTCGATTTCGGCATAGCCCATAATCTGCCGAGCCTCATTGAGCGACAACAGGCCGGATTGATACAAGGCCACGGCTCGATCTGACAAGGCTTTTGTGTCTGCTGCCAACTCTTCGATCTGGCTGGTGTCAAACCTGACTGTGAGCATGCTATCAGGCTGGGCAATTGCACCGTCATAGCCGGTGGGAAGCGTTCGCACCAGCCTTGTAAGCTGCATTGCCAGCAGTTCCAAGAATGGAATAATCGCATCTCGCCAGCTTGCTCGGTTGGCTTCAATCAGGTTGCTATATGTCTTACCGGTGTCGGGTTGTTTCAGTGACATTGGCGACCAGCCCAAGACACCACAGACACGAGCCACCGCGATTTCGGTCATCTCCTGAACTGATAAATCTTTCGGGCTGAATCCCGGCGTTTTGATGTCAAGCTCGCCGCCCTTGAAAATCAATGGCCTGCCGACGCCCTTACCAGACACCGCCCGCTTGATGTCAGACTGAAGTACCGCGATATTGTCAGATGTCATCATCTGCGCCCCCGTGCCGGTCAGACTGACCAGCCATGAAGGGACACCAGATCGGCTCAGGATGGTTGTTTCATAGATCGCCGTGAGCTTGATCAGTGCCAACTCTGCCCGCACTGCTTCCAGCGGTGAACGCCCCCTTGCGGCTGTTGTCGATGACTTGCCGACCCGGAAGTGCAGCATTCGCTCGCGAGGTGTCGTGAACTGGAAGCCCCGCCCACCATCGAAGCCGACAAAGGGATATTCGATGATTTCGCCGATGGCCTGCCCGTATGTCGGCACTTGCAGCCAACTGTAAGGGATGGGCTGAAGCTCGCGAATCGTGCCGCCCGTCTGGGTGTCTCTGTCAGAGATGGCGGGAACGTAGGCGTTGCCATCTTCCAGCAACTGCTGATAAATAAATTCAACCAGCGTGCTTTCAGTCTCACCTGGTGCGGGTTCTTTCCAGATTTGCAGCAGCGGATGATCTACCGGCTCAAATCCGCCTTCTTCATCAAAGTAGCCGACCTGCAATATGGCCTTGCAGACGTTCCGCCGCATGGCCTCAATCGCGGCCCTGATGACAGGGTTATCGCAATAAGGCCGGGCAAGATTGGCGTAATCATCACTTAGAGCGTTAATGACATCAACTGACCATGCCGACACGTCGATCTCGGTGGTGTCAGCAGTAACGCCCGTGCGAAGTGCTTTCGAGCGGAACCAGTTGAGTGGGTTGTAGTCAGGCATTTGTAAATAGCGGTGCTTTATTTAATTCGTTTTCGATACGTTTTTGGGCGATTTCGGCGTATTCAGCGTTCAATTCAATGCCGATGAATTTAAACCCTTCACGCAATGCCGCTACGCCTGTGGAACCGCTGCCCATAAACGGGTCAAGTATGGTGCCGCTTGGCGGTGTAATCAGTCGGCAGAGATAGGCCATTAAATCGATAGGTTTAACGGTCGGGTGGTGGTTCGTTCGTGGCCCTGATTCAGCTGTTGGTGGCCGCTCGCCATTTGCTACCCGATAATCTTGATCAGTCCATTTATTGCCATTAACACGATGGATTGATTCCATCCCTTCCAGCCCCGCTTCCCGCTCTGCCTTGCTTGCTTTCGGGCAGTAAAAGAAACGGGCGGCGGAGCCGGATAAATCTGTCACCTCATCGCTGCCATCGTGGATAAGATTGGCGGGCCAGCGGCCTAGCGTGTGCGGTTCACTGTTTTTTACCGCCACACCGTTAGCAATCTTTTGGGCGATCCACGGCCTTGAATCCCCGTGCGCTCTATTGCCGCTTGTGTGGCCGTAACGAGGCCCAAATCCGGCAGCTTCATAATCAGGCCCCGCCTCAACCCTGCACCCATCCACATTCAACCCCCCCGTGCCATGCTCCAGCACGTTCTCGGCGACGGTGCCGATCAGCGGCTTGCGGGCCATTGTGATTGGTTCAAGGGCTGGCTTGAGGGCAGTGCCCCACCCTTTCCATTGCTGAGCGGCGTCGGTTGCGGGGGCGGTGATCGGATCTCCGTCTTTATTTGTGTTGAGCCCAATACACGCGATATTGCCCGCACACCGGCCTTTGTTGTCTTTCATGCCCACTACCTCCCGCTCCGCGCCCGCCGCCTTATCAATCGCCTTCGATACATCCAGCGACTTTGGAAACCCACTCCCATATACCCATGCGATCATATCTCTGATTTCAAAGCCTGAATCTTCGATTCGGCAGGCCATTCGATGCTGCGTCCGTGTGCCTGCAAATGCCAAAAGATGCCCGCCCGGCTTTAATACCCGCAAACACTCTTGCCAAATGTCAGTTGACGGGACATGGTAGTCCCACTTCTTACCCATGAACGCCAGCCCATACGGCGGATCTGTCACAATCGCGTCGATTGATTCAGCGTCCAGCTTTTTTATTACTTCCAGACAATCGCCAGTATGCAGGCTGTAGGGTTGCGTCATGAAAACCACTGAAAAGAGCCGTTTCTGCTAAGGTAGTTGAATGCGTCGGCTGCTGCATCCACCTGGTCATCATGCTGACCAGTCGGGAAGCTGCAAAGCTCATCGATGAAAGCCCTATTCCAATCGCCTCGCTCAAGCTCTACAAGGCCAGCTTCACAGGCTGCCGCAAACGGCATGGCCCGCACCTCTTTTGAGCCTGTTGGGCGGGCGGATACAGTCGCGAACCCTGCCAAGTTGATTTTGTCCTGCTCCACTTGATCAACTCCCGCGGCACCGGGATCTTGAGCAAGGTGGACGATTGTCTGAAGCCCGTCTATCTCGGCTGTCTGTCGCTGGATGGTTCGCCGTTGGGCTGGTGACCACTGACCTCTAACCACGTGGGTGATTCGGTATTTATCACCGATTCGCTGCATTCTGACGCCTGCGGTGTAGTCACCCGCCCCCGGCGTCGCTGCTGTATCGTAAGCGCGGCAAGCCAGCCCTGAGCTATTGCCCCCGTCACTAATAGGCAGCCAATCGTGACGGAAGAAGCCACCAGATCGAGGGCTAGGACGTTGTTGATAGAGGGCTGAGAATGCATAACTACCAATAGCCTTCTTAATTCTGTCAAAGTCTGCGACGTTGTAACGGTCTGGCCAGAGTGCCGCCCCCGGCTCTCTGCCAAGTGCATCACCTTCTTCGGCAATGGCTGGCAAGCTCACCACGTCCCACCGTTCGCCGCCGTTATTTGCTTCTTCCAGTAGTTGGCCCGCTAAATCGAGCGAATGCCAGCGGGTCATGATCAGCACGATAGCCGCGCCGGGGTGTAACCGCGTGTAGAGATCGTTTTGATACCAGTCCAGCACTCTCGCCCGGTAAGTTGGTGATTCAGCCTCTTGGCGGCTTTTGACGGGGTCATCGATAACCACAAGGTCGGCACCGTAGCCTGTGACCCCTGAGCCGACCCCGACCGCATACAACCCGCCGCCGTGAACTGACGACCACTGATTCTGCTTATTGCTGTCGTTCGCGAACTGAAAACCGAACCGACTGACGAGCCGCCTTGTTTGTCGGCTGAATGTACAGGCGAGGCTGTGATTATAAGCCCCGACGATGACCCGCATGGTTTGATTGCGGAGTAGCCTGTAAGCCGGGTAGTGAATCGTTGATTGTTCGCTTTTGCCGTGCCGTGGTGGCAGGAAAAGCATTAGCCGTGTGATTTCGCCGTTAGTTACTCGGTCAAGCCGATTTCGGCAGAGTTTAAGGTGATTCGGATGCCACTGATGATTCGGACTGACACGCTCTAAAAACTGCCATAAACCAGCCTTAATCAAGCTGTTCCGGGGCTGGCTCAGGGTCATCATCGTAATTGTTTAACGTGTCGCCTGATTGATCGCTTGCGGCAACCTTGCCGTTCA